AAGCGGTTCGCATATGAATGGAATCGCAAGCATCCCGAAATGGCGGTTGTAGTAACATACGGACGAAGCGGAAAGTCTGCGCGTATATCTGCTCGTAATGAAACGATTAGGCGCAGAGGTAACGATCAATCATGGCTTCTATGCCGTGACCGTGACCCTGTTTACGGTTCGACCGAATGGGTGCTTTGGAACTCGGACTATTGGCGCGAAATTATGCAACGTGCTTTCACTTGCGAAACAGGGGCGGCAGGTGGTATCACATTACCACAGGGATCACACCACGAGTTCGCAGAGCATATTTGCCGTGAAAAGTTGCGCGGAAAGGTCGAGCTAAACGGTCGAATGATTTTCGACTTTGAGAAGTCGGCAGGTAAAAACGATTTGTCAGACGCTTTGAATATCTGCTATCTGATTGCAGATATGCAGGGAATAGGAATAGAGTCAGTAAAACAAAAGGCTTCACCACGGGTCGCACCTGTGTTTAGGCCGTCAAGTAGGAGGTAGAATGGAAACATGGCATATAGAAAAGGCCGATGATATTGTTGGTTTTTCTGCCAAAAGAGTATCATATTTGTTTATGTGCGATAACGGAAAAAAGGCGTATGTATCGCACATTGTTAGTCCGTTTTTGCTTAAAGCACAAAACAGACTAAAGCTATTAAGGGAAATGTTTAATCATTCGATTAATCGTTTTTGTGAATGTGAAAACGTAAAGGAGATAAAATAATGGAAGAACAGAAACGCAGAGGCAGACCGCCGAAACAACAGATAGCAGACAATCCGCGCCATAAGCCGATGGTATGTGTGCGTGACCCTGTTGTGGAAAACCGTGACCCTGTGATTGAGCAACCAAGGCGAGTGTGCAATCCAAGGCGGTATATTCCTGCCTCAATGCCAACGATATGCCCAGAGTGTGGACATAATACGCGCTGTGATAGCGGTCGGCATATTGACCCAGTGCGCTGTAAGATTGTTGAATATAGGCGGTGTAGTAAATGCAATCTGCTTTTAGGAGCAGGACGGCCAATGACCGAGCGCGAAAAAGAATTACTTTGCAAAGGTGCTGAAGTAATTAAGGACTATGAAAAAAGCGAGTTGCAATAGTCGCAACTAGGTACATTTAGACCCCTTTACAAATTACTTGCCTTGTGCTTAATATATGGCCATGGCAAGTACTTTATCTATTTTACCATCTGATTTAATTCAAGGCGAGTCAATCAATAAGACTCTCCCAAGCACAGTAACGGTTACAGGTTACACGCTTGTCTATAAATTTTCAAGTCAGCCTACACCTATCGAAGTCGCGTGTACTGGTACGACTGTTTGGGCTTTAACGGTCACTGGCGCACAGACGCTACTATGGGGGCGAGGCATAGTTCGCTATGCGGCCTATCTAACAAATTCAACGTCTGGCGCAGTGACGGTTATTGATTCTGGTACGATTACGGTTGAAGCGTCACCGATTGCAACGAGCCAATACACAGCCGCACTCGCCGCAGTTGAGGCCGCAATTCTGTCATACGCCTCAAATCCCAACCGCTCAATCAGTGTCGGGACAATCCGAATTGATTACAAGGATTTTAAAGAGCTTGAAATGTTGCGTGATTATTACAAGCGCGAAATCGCTAAAGAAACTGGCAACGGTTACGGCGGTGGTCGCGTAGTCCTGTTAACGAGGTTCAACTAATGTTTGACTTTTTGAAGCGCAAAAATAGGAAGTCGCCATTTAACTTTGGCGTGAGGTCATTTTCGGCGGCTGAAATGTCGCGTATTTTGCGCCCTTGGACATTCGACAAAGGATTTGATAACCAAGAGATTGAAAGTCAACAGCGCACAATCGTAGCACGTTCGCGTGAGATGTATAAGAACAGCGCACACATGAAGCGGTTTGTTTCGCTCTTTGAAACTAACGTGGTAGGTGACGGCTTCAAACTGAAAAGCACACCGTACGATGGCGTGGCAGGTCAAAAGGATTACAAGCTAGACACCTCTGCGGCTCGTTATTTCGAGGATCACTTTTGGAAGTGGGCAAACAATCCGAAATGGTGTGACGCTACTGGGCGCAAGACATTAGTCGAGATTGACAGAATGTGCGTCAAGAACTGGGCGCGTGATGGCGAGTATTTCATTATCATTTATCGCGGTCAACCCAACCCTTATGGGATTAGCTTGCGCGTTATTCGTCCAGACGCTTGTGATAGTCGCTACCGTGCAACAGCAAGCAACGGAAATCCTGTCCGTGGCGGTGTAGAGTTGGACGCTAACACGATGGCTCCAGTTGCGTATTACGTTCAAACGACTAAGGAATATTCAAGCGTTTCAACGGCTCTCGGAAATATGCGCCGTATTCCTGCATTTGACCCAGAAAAAGACCAAGCCGAAAGCATGATTCACGGTTACACGCAAGAAGAGGAAGACCAGACAAGAGGCATACCGCTATCCCATGCAATCCTAAAGAAGCTCAAAATGTTGGATGAGCTGGACATTGCAGAGCTAGTCGCCGCAAAGGATGAGGCGTGTACTGTTCACAGTTATGAGTCAACGAATAATAACCCAGAGACTTTCATTGACTTGACCACAGCTGAAGGTTCGGCAATGGCGAACACCTATATGCAGGAAAAAGAGGCAGGAATGTCGGAGATTCTGCCTGCTGGATGGACGCGCAAAACGAATACGCCACAGCACCCGAATATGCAGTTAGTTCCGTTCAAGGCTACGATGCTGAAAGACATTGCAAGCGGTGTCAATGTTGAACACGCGAATTTCTCCAACGATTGGGCTGGCGTTTCCTATTCGTCAGTCCGTCAAGGCACGTTATCAGAGCGTGATATGTGGATGACCATGCAAGACCGCTATATGGGTCAATGCAAAACTCCTGTTTATCTCGCTTGGATGCGCTCATTCTTGGCTAATGAGGTGAGCGGTGGTTTCATGATTATGAAGTTTTGGAAGTTTAAGGAGCATTACTTCCGTGGTCGCCGTTGGGGATGGGTTGACCCGATGCGTGATATGCGAGCCAACGAAGTCGCAAGGCTTCACGGATGGAAGAGCGACACGCAGATTGCCGAGGACTTTGGTGGCGACTTTGAGGACACGGTTGACCAGATTAAACGTGATGACGAAATCAAAAAGGGAACATCTTTGGAGGTAAAAGCAGATGAAAAACAAACAGAAGCAAAATGAAGAGCGCAATAAGGACGGCCTGACCTTCCGTGATTGCGTCTTCGAGATTCGAGAGATTAACGAGGAAGGCAAAGAGCCTGTCAAAGGGCTGTATATGTCTGCGTCCAGTGAAGAGCCTGTATTGACATACGCACGGTATAATGGCGAATATCAGAGAGTCTATGAGATTCTTGACCATTCACCTTCGAGCGTGAATATGTCGCGTATGAAAGACGGCTTGATTATTCAGGATACACACTGGGGCGACCAAATAGGACTTATCCGCAAAGTGTCTCTAGATGGAAAGAAGCTTGGCGGTATTGCAGAATTTTGTTGCGGTGAACGGGCGCAAGAGATAGCGCAGGATGCAATGAAGGGGCTACGCAGGAATACAAGTGTTGGATACATTTGCAATCCTGAAAGCTATAAACTCGACGGAGAAAAAGACGGTATACCCGTGGTACGGTGTACTGATTGGACTCCTTATGAGGTTTCCTTTGTGAACGTCCCAGCGGACACAAGTGTCGGTGTAGGCCGTGAATTGAACATTAAACAAAGCCCTTCAAACGATGAAGGCAAACGAAAGGAAGAGGTTATTATGAACCCTAAACAGATGGCAGAACTTGCAAAGCGTGCAAACGAAAACGGAGTCAGTGACAAGCTGGCTGGAATTATGGAAACGGCAGAGACTTTTGAAGCCGCCGAGCGTGCATTGAATGATGCGATTATCGTATCGCAACGCGCACAGATTCAGAGTCTCAAGGTGGTCGCACCTGCAAAGGTTGACCCTGTGGCACAGCGGACGGTTGCACCTGTGATTGACGTTCCTAATAAGGAAATGCGCCAGTATAGCGTTATGAAGGCTCTCCGCGCAATCGGTGGTGACAAGTCGGTCGACGCTGGTTTCGAACGTGAAGTGTCTGAAGAGCTGGCTAAACAGCGTGGCAAATCGGCAAGCGGTATCATTGTTCCGTTTAGCGCACTTGGTAAACGTGCATTCACGGTTGCTGGTACGTCTTCGGCTTCGGTCTCGACTGACCTAATGGCGAATGACTTCATCGACTTGCTCCGTACTCAATCAGTCCTCGGTGCGGCTGGTGTTCGCTTCATGACTGGTTTGGTCGGCAATGTCGCAATTCCAAAGATGACCGCTGGCGCAACTGGTTACTGGGTTGCTGAAGCTGGTGATATCACTGGTTCACAGCCTACGATGGGTCAAGTGACTGGCACTCCTCACACTTGCGGTGTGTTGGTTGACATTAGCCGTAAGCTTCTGCAACAGTCCACGCCGTCCGCTGAAATGCTCGTCCGTGATGAAATCATGGAGCGCATTATCCGCACAATCCAGATCGCTACGTTCGCAGGAACTGGCGCAGATGGACAGCCGAGTGCAATCACCAACGCGACAGGTATTAATGACGTTAGTGTAACGACAGGGACGCCAACCTATGCTGAACTGCTCGGCTTTATCGGTGCAATCATGGCTGATAACGCAATGGCAGACAATCAAAAGTGGATTGGTACTGGTGAAGTGTGGGCTAAGTTGGCGGCAACCGCAACGAACGGAGCAGGGTCTCCTCTCGCTCTGGATGCCGCGACTAACAAGCTGATTGGCCGTGACTTCCTTACTACCGAGGACGTGCCTGCCAATTCGCTGTGGTTTGGTAACTGGAATACCGTAACCGTTGGCGTGTGGGGTAATGGTCTTGACATTACGGCAGATACCGCAACACTGTCAAGCTCTGGCGGTCTGCGTTTGGTCGGATTGCAGGATGTTGATATCATGGTTCGCAACGGTCAAGCGTTGGCCTATGATCTGGCCGTCACAAGCTAGTCTCTAGTTGGTAATGAATAAGCGAGGACGTTCACTCGCTTCCCTAACCAAAACAATCACGAAAGGATTATCAATGAATAAGTTTAACGGTTTTTTAGTTTCGATTATGTTATCAGCTGGCGTATATGCGGCAGATGCTAATCAAATGAAGTATGTTCAGATGTTGCCTCCGAATGTCTCAACAAACTTGAGCGTTACAGGTGACACTATTGATATCGCAAACTATAAAGGTAATGCGGCGTTGGTAGTTGAAACTGCGACATCAAGCGCAATGACCAACACGATCACGGTTACGCTTCAGCACAGCACGGCAAGCAACTTTGCTAACCCTACAACGGTTACAAATTTGGCTGGAACAGCTGGCGTATTGACCGAGACCTGTACGACCAACACGGCGGACACAGTCAACATTCAAACGTACCCGATTGATACGGCACGTTTGCACAAGTATATCCGCGTTATTTATACGACCACAATGGCAGACGCATACATTCCTGTGTCTGCTTTGTTTGTCGCACCGATGAAAGCAGAGTAAACAACTAAACCATTCCCCCATGCAGATGGTGGGGGAGTCTTTTAAACCTATGTCACTTCTAACAGATATAACAGGCGCAGTAAACGGACTTATGACCTCACTGCCAGAGCTTACAGGAACGCTAGTCAATAGCAATGGTGATTCGGTGACTGTCATATTTACGCAGGGCTATATCATGCGCGACAATTCGGCATTAGGCGCACTTGACGCAACGGCAAGCACGTTTGACATTTTAGAAGCTAACATCTTAGCAAGCGGTATGAATTTAGGCGACTCCGTAACGATTACCGATTCACAAGGCATCGTTACAAAGGCGCGGTTACTCTCAAAAGGTAACTCACTCAATTTCGTAACATTCACTTTTGAGGCGGTGAACCAATGATCACCATGTCAATAGATAATGCGAGCGTTCAGTCTATCGTCAATGACATTAAACGCTTGGAGGTAGCCGGAAAGAAGTCGGCAAGAGAAGCAACAGAGTGGGCAGGCGTTACTATTTTAAGATCGCTCGGAGCACAGACAAAAGTTTCTCCAAAAAAGAGAAAGATCGTAACGCAAGTCACGGACGTTGGCGGTGGTATAAACGCTAAAGGTCGCAAGGTTAGAGGCAAGAAGATACGAACAAAAGGCGTTATGATTTGGCGCGTATTAAATGGAAAAGCAAAAGAGGTATTTTTCCCTATTGATTTTGACAAAGATGTGCCAGTTGTTCACTTCATTGGAAGAAACAACAATGCTCTAGTGAGATTTATAAGTACAGGAAATGTTGTTTCAGAGAGAGCTTATTCCGCAATGACAAAATACCAGATTGCCAAAAATTCGTATCTTGCTTTTATCCGCATGGCTGGACTTGCGAAAAAGTCATGGAATTGGATGAAGAAGCGGTCAAAGCGTGGAGGTGGTGTAAGTGAAAGATTTGGAGGGCGTGTTGTTAATGTAGGATCAATTTCATGGATGGGAGACAACTTAACCATTCACAATAGGCTTGGTTATATTACTGACGCTCTTAAAGGTGGCACATCATCTATTGACCAAGCAATACGCGATGGTGCAGAGAGTTTCAAATGGAAGGTTGACGAATTACTAGGACTTCACGAGATTAAAACGCAATGAACATCCCAAAAACAATCGAATCGGCAACCGTTGATGCTCTCCGTTCTTACGGCGTAGGGGCTGAAACTCTTATCCGTTCATGGCGCAACCTTCAAAAGGATGAAAAGTGGGACGAAGATAACGACCGCTCTTTTCCTTGCATTGACGTTAAAGCGTCCCCTCCACGGCTTGACCAAGCAAACGCAGTTACGCTCATGTGTGAAGTCGCATTAACAATCTACACCAAGCTTGCTGACGATCAATCGCACAGCGTCCTAAATTCGATTGAGCAAGCGACCCAAGAGTGCATTGATACTTTGTACGCACAACACCGCTCAAACGCAACCACAGGCCTGTACGCTGACTTGGTGGCTTCAATCGAAAGCGAGTGCGCTGTTTCTATCGGTGGGCTGTATATTGGCGACCCTACACCACCAGATGAGGACGGAGAGGGTCGGACGTATGTTGGATTAACTTTAGTCATTGCCTATAGTCGGGCTGACTTTTAACAAGAGGAAAAAACTATGGCAGATGTAAAACCGTGGGCAGTAAAAAGTACAGATGACATTTTCGGCATTTTGGCAATCGTGGACGGTGGAGGGACGCTTGCTGATATTCTGAAGATTAAAGGGTCAACTCGCACACCGATTGCAAAGGGAACGAGCATTGCAAGTGATGAATACGGAGACGTATGCGCCAAGTCAATTTACGGAGCAGCTATAACCCAATTCGAGGCTACTTCTGAATTTGAGGTAACCAGTGGAACACTTAATACCGCTCTGTTATTCTTGGGCGCAACAGCAACGAGCGGAACAAACATCACTGGCATTTCAATCAAAACTTCAAACGGTGGCTGGCCTACTCTGTCAATCACTGGTAATGTCGGCAAGGTGTTAGAAGCCGCTCCAACTGGCAAACTCAATAAATGGGCATTACCTTCTATTAGCGTTGTCGGTCG